ACCAAATCTCGCCCCCTTTGTCAATCCCTTTTTTAAACTTTTTTCTCCCCTCTTCTCAACCTCGCCGTGTGTTTCCTGCTGTTTCATTATATATAGTTGTTGCGGTGCGAGGTCACACAATATATGTAAACATTGTTTTTAAGGCATGATCAAAATTTGCAAAAAGGCGATAAAACAAAAAAGCCCGCCGACAAACGGAGGGTGAAAAAATTCTTTTTCGGTTCGCTTTTATATTACCATAATTTCGTTCAGTTTGCAACCACTTAAAGTGCAAGGATTATAAGCATTTGTTCAGTTTAGTTCAGTTTCTAAGTGACCAGTGATTATTACGGTTAGTATCAAGTTAGTAACAAATTTTAAACAGAAAAAGCGGGATAGCCTTTTCCAGACTACCCCGCTTTCCCTTTGGAATGATTCAATTAGAAGAAGATTTCAATATACTTGTACGCAAGAGAAATGAATGTTTCAACCGAATATTTGAACACGTCAACAAGGTTCGTCAACGTCAGTTTCGGCAACTCCGTTCCCATAAAAGAATCAAAGGCATTCTTCAGGAATTCTGTAATTTCGTTCATAATTAATCCCCCTTTAAGGTTTTATTAACTTGCCCTGTTTGAACAGTTTAAGCATTTTAACATTCTGTTTCGCCGTGCCCAAATAGGGTGTGATTCCGTTTGTCGTTGCAATCTTTTTACGATTATTAAACGATCCGTTGACTTTGATGCTTGCTAAAGCGTCAACAATTGAACCACCCGTGTAGTTAGACTTCGGGAAATAGGCTTTATTCTCGCCTGTGAGTGCAGATGACTGTGTATAGCTTATGTACGGGCATTTACCCCAATCAGTCCACGGACGGTCTTTAAGGCGGGTTTTCACCACCCCAAAGGCATGTCCACGAGCTTCAATGACATAACCGCCGCCAATATACACTCCGACATGCCCTTTCATAAAAACAAGGACACCCGGCAGTTCCGGAATGGTTGCGATTTTACCCCGTGCAAGACATTTTCCAAGCATTCCATTTGCGCTGACATCCTGCCCCGAATTATACTTTGGTGTGCTTATCGGCGTGTCTGACCAAAGATAACCTTTAATCAGACCGACACAATCATGAACACGCTTGCCGTACTGTGATCTAAAGTCTTTTGCCGTGTAATAACCGGGGTATTGCTTTTTCTTCGCTGAATAAAGGCTTGCCGTTGCTGTGTTGCCAAAGGTGCCGTACCAATACGGATTTCCTAATTGAGATTTGCAATAATCAACAAGTCCTACGTTAGTTTTTGTACTCATTAATCATTCCCCCTTTTTATACCTTTTAAAAGCATCGTTGAGTTTCTCCCAACCGTAAGAGCTAACATAAGCTGTAATAAATCCTGCCACCATTGCCGCTACAAGATAATACCATGTAAAGGTAATATAATTCATTCCGCAGGCTGCAAGATAAGTGGCTATCCATAATGTAATGGATAGGATTATTACTTGAAGGATTGTAGGAATTCTTTTAAGGAATCCTATCTCTTTTGTCATTTCGGTAATGATAGATACGATAGCGGCGATAACACCGACCGCTGTAATAATTGCGGGTGCATAGTTTGTAATTGCTTCCATGCTTGTCACTCCTAACTGTTTATAAGGCTGTTTATATCAACCTCTTGTTTTAATTTTTGCGACAGTCCTATCGCTATTTTGATTTGGTTTTCCTTTTGCGCTTTCCGGTAATAAAAAGCATTGCTGACAGCCACTTCACCCCACGCCAAAGAAGTTATTTGGGTAAGATTTGTCATTTCATAACCCGCAAATGTTCCTGCGACTACCAACAGCGTAAGGCAGATTGAACAAATATACGATGCTATAATAATTTTTTTGCTTGTTGTAATCTTCCTTTTGTTCACAAGATCACCTCAACACTATTGCAAGAACAGCACCGATTATCCCGCCGACTATCGTTGTTACAATGCAGCCAATGATCAATCGCTTGTAATGCTTATAATTGTCTGCCGGTTCATGCTCAAGCCTTTCAAGACGTTCACCCTGTCTCTTTTGCTCTTTGGCCATATATTCCATATTCACGGCAAGCGTTTTGACGGAAATCGCAAGCTCGGACAAGGTCTTGTCCCTCCCTTCCTGCTCTTTCATGCGGCGCTTCAAGCTCTTTATTTCCTGTTCGTGATTTTCAAGCCTGACGGCAACTTCTTCGTTCGTCATGGTTTTACCTTCCTTTCTGTTATTTATTCGATTTCAAGCAAAATAGCTTGAAGCCCATCGGGATTTACCGTGAAATCGTAATCAGGGAACTCTGTTGCACCCCCATCGGTATAATAGTGTTGCAGTACTATCGGATTATTATTTTCATCCTTTACGATCTCGCCTTCATCGTCATACTCATAATTATCAAGTTCTGGGATCCAAAGCTTATAACCCGAAACTGGATAAACTTCATAAAACTGAAGAATACCGTCTTTGAACTGACTGCGAACACGAAGGTTCGGTAGTATCTCTGTGTTGTCCGAAAAAGTCCACGACATAATCATCATCCTTTCACGCTAATTTGTAATTTTTGTTGATTGCTATTGCTTTTTGCTCTGCTGTTAACTTGTTAAGATTATCAGTACCAAGAGTAATAGTGTATACTGTGATTTCTTCGGTGTGATCGTCTAATGCGTTAAAAATATTAACCATACTATCAACCGTCAACGGACACTCTGACAAACTCAAATGACTTCTATTCAGAGAAATTCGATCAATATCAACATTTGTTAATGCAAAACAGTTTGTAAATATAGTGGTTAGTCCAACCCCTGTCAGAAATGTCATAGAAACACTTTTGAGTTTTTTGCATTGCTGAAACATAGTTGAAAAAATCGTTCCCGAATCCGTGTTTAGCTTTGGAATGCTTTCCAGTTCGGAACAGTTTCTGAACATTGCGCCAAACTCCGTTCCTTTGCTTGTATCCAACAGTGGAATGGTTGTTAGCTTTTCACACTGCTGAAACATACCGCCAAAGTTCGTTCCCTTGCTTGTGTTGTATTTTGGGATACTTGTGATTTCATCACAGTTAAGAAACATTTGCTTAAAATTAATGCCGTTGCTTGTGTCAAAATAAGGTGCTGCACCTGTAACACGATTTCTACTAAGGAACAAGGAAAAGTCTGTCAACATCGCTGTGTTAAGTGTATTAGGCTGTATGGTTGCCCTGCCGATCCTGCCTTTGAGCTTCATATTCAATCCCCCTTTGCAGTCACGTTGTAAAGAATTACAAACCTACTGTATTCAATGATGTTGTAGTATTCCGTTCCTGACTGAATTCCAACATCATAATAATAAATTCCACAGCTTAAATTAATAGTGTCATCAGGCTGAATTTTAACCCGATAAGCTCCGGTTTCAGCATCCCTGTCTGAAGATATCAATTCTTTCTTGATATCATAAGAACTACATGATCCGTTCCTTTTGACACCAAATCTAAGCGTTTCCCCTTCCGTTAGTGCGTAAGGTTCACCTTTATCATCGGTAATCAAAATATCAAATTCATTAGTAGTCCCTCGGATTATCTTAATATCTTGATTCATTAACTCACTTCCTTCTCTACTTCTGCCGCACGAAATGATATGCCACTAAGTGACAAGCAGTCTGCATTTGCTCCGCTTTTAACAACACAATCACCATTAATCATTAAATCTATGTGACAAACGGCAGCCGCTGAGGGGCAAATAAAGCGTTCCTTTGCTCTCGGACGATAACCATCAGGCAGCGTGAACAAAACGGTTTCAGCGGCAGTTAATCCGCCTTTTATAAGTCCTGCAACATGCACTGTCCCAAAGTCATCTTTCCAATATGACGGTTCTTCATATTCCGTTCCGAAATCTTCCCAATTGTTTAAAAGGGTTATACTTATTGGTGTTTCTTGAACGAACTTCGCATCCCCGCTCATCTCAATCGGAATAGCAATCTCCAAACAATCCTTTTCGCTTGCCTTGCCTATCGCTAACCCCTTTCCGGTATAGCGGAAATCAAGCAGATTAAAACTTGTTGGGATTTCAACGGTATATTCGATCGAATACCAAAAATCTTCTATGGTTAATTTTATTAACCACGAATTATCAATTGAAATAACCGGATCATATATCCCCGTGAAGGTTTGTGTCCCGGAATACGACCAATTCGCCGATCCGTTATCAAATGTTGTTGAAGGTGAATCAGAACCGTATGAAAGATCGTATGTATGATCATTCAACTGATTGATTGGGGATATTTCATATTCAGCTTGCACGGCGATTTTAGTTCCATTATCATTCTTGATCCCATCATCGTTAACTCTCCACGCCTTGAAAGAAGTGATGACTGGTGGATGATAATTAATAACGTCTATCTCCTTAGCGAACGTCTGTTGCCTGCCTCTTGAATCTGTAACCGTTGAAGCTATGCTAATTGTCCCGGAATTTGTTATAATTTCCGAAGTAAATGATTGACCGAGATATTGAACACCTTGAATAACACTAACGCATTTTGTAATCGTGCTGCCATATACTCCGTTCGCCTGAACGCTAACATTCAAAGAAGAATGGCTTTGGACGAAAGCGTTAAACTTCGCCGCAACCGCTTCTGTAGCTTCTGTGGTTTCGATATTTGAGATCACGGGAATAACAGAAGAAGGTACATTTAACGTCACATTAACTGATTTCGTCCCCAAGTAAGATGTAGCAAAATATGTATCACAATATAGTGTTGCTACGTCACTTGTTGATGACGGAATTTGATTTGCCAAGTCAATTGGGATTATCCAATTGTAACTTGCGGCTTCCAGATTCGTTATAATAGTCCCTTCCGCATTTTTGAATTTATACCGCAAGGTATAATTGATATCGGAGTTTGAATCGAGTGTAATCTTCAAAGGATCACCCATGTTAACAGATTTTTTATCAAGTGTTATTGCAGATCCTCTGTAAACGATGGGAAAAACTACTATTCCACTACGGCTTAAACTATATAATTTATAGTTCGACCACAATATGTCAAGTTCCAAATAGAAACTGAAAATAGCGGAAAGTGTTCCGTCCTCACTATGTTTCAGTTGTATTGTATCACTTTTAATAATTTTATCGCCTACACCACCAATAATAGTTGTGCCGCTTGCTATAGTCTTATTATCTATCTCGACCTTCCAATCTTTCTTTGCCACGGATGTAACTAATGACAGTCGATGCAGCGTGAGTATGTATTCCACCTCGGATGTATTAGTTACAATGTCCTGCGAGATAAGATTCACCGTTAATGTCGCATATGGCGCATTCGGAAGTCCTGAATAACGTGCTGTTATTTCTGCTAAAGTATTTGACATTTATTTCACCGCCTTAATCAAACTTTGAAACTTAAATTGCCGTTTTCTCTCGGATAGAACGCATAACTTCCAATCCGCAAACTTCGGATGAATTCACCGTCAAGAACATACAGCTTTCGATTGCTAAAATACGCAACCTCGACATTTGACTGTAGGAAGGAAATTCTATCATTTTGAATTTTCAAAATCAGTTCATTGCCTTCCCGACCAAGGATGATATTACCGTCTACAAATCGAATATATTTTTTCCACATCGTAAATTCGGCATTTGTACCATTTTGAACATTGTCAATGTCTTGTGCCATTTGATTAAACTGAAATTCAAACGAATCTTTAGTCTGTGCTAAAACCGTTTCAATTGAACCGATAATTGCATCCGTTTCATCTTTTAGATAAAAACTCTGTTTAACGGTTGACATAATCTGCTCTGCAGATTGAGTGATTGCGCTATTATTCTGCTCCGTAACTTCGACAATTGCATTGTCGATTCTTTTTTTAGTTTCTGTTGAAATCTGTGATCCCAAATTCTGAATGTTTGTATTTAAGTCCTGCGCCTGTTCGGTAAACGATTTGTAACTTGTCCCAAGTGTCAACTTATCAGATTTGGGATCAGATAAACTAATCGACAATTTACGCACAAGAAAATTAGCATTCAGATTGTGATACGCCGATGATACGGGGATATAAACGCCGAACTTAAAGCAGGATATGTCATACCCCGTTTTTGATAGATCGGCAGCCGTTAAATCAATTGAAACTTCAGACAACATCGCATTCGCCAAATATTCATTCGCTTTCCTAAGCAGGTTTGCGGGAATGGTAACGTCATCCCAATATACCGACTTGAAGATCCACCCGTATTTATTAACCGCCGATTGATCAAACACATAATCGACCCCATCGTTAACGGATTCGATAGTCACCCGTTCTTCACTGTTCTCACTCTTTGCGCCAAGAGGGATGATCGCCGTTGCGACATCTTCACCTTTTGTTGTTTGCTTGATATCCAAAAGGTTCTTTCCGAATTCAATTCTCTGTGCGCTAACGGCGCTAAATCCAGACAAATAGTCGATATAATTCCCGTCTGCTTCGTGCCGAACCCATAAATAGCCGCCATAAGAGCTTATCAACTTTTGGTTTATGGAATCCCATGTGTTCAAATAAGTCGTGTCTGACCGGGCGAGATAATCGTTCGGATCAGTAACCGTCACATTTCCAACAATAAACCGGTGCGCTTCTTCAACTTGTGAATTGTGATTTGTAATGAAATAGGTGAACAAATCTTCAACAGTTGATTCACCTTCAACGACCGGAAATTGATATGGACGCTGGATGGAATCCAACAAAAAAGCAAGTTCACCTTCACAAGTGACCTGTTTCTCATTGCGGAATCCCCGTTCATCGTTCAATATTCGTCCACGAAATATTAAATCATCATCGGAATAAACTGTGATTATTGATTTTAACCTTTGCATTTTATCATAACTCGGATGATTTGGATAAATTTTGAAAGAAAAAGAACCGGTCTTGTTCAGTTCAAGATCAAGTTTTGCGTTGAACAATTGGAAATTTTCGTTTTGTGTATCATAAAGTAAATTGTTATCTGAGTAAACCGTATATCGCATCACAATTCACCTTCCTGATAACTGAAAGTAATAGTTGTGCTTGCTGTTACTTGAACTTCAATTGAATTCATGCCCTTTTCAAGCAAGATGCCCGGCAACGTGTACGTTCCTTCAGAAAGCGTGTATGTTGAATTTCCCCATATTAGTGTAGCGGCTCCCGAAGTCGTAACTGTTGGGACTACCTTTTTCTGAAGATTTTCAAGCGAAAAAATCGTATTTTCCGTTATCGTCTTGGACACAACCGTAACATTCTGCTTCAGCTTATACGGCTGACAATCAATTGTTGCCGTAAATGTGCAGATGTTTTTATTCGATTTCCACGCATCAAGGGATATTCGTCCGACATAATAAAAGTCGGGATCATCAGAAAAGGTTATCTTGAATCGCTGACCGTGCAGCATATTTTGAAGAAGTGAAAAATGCGAAAGAAAATCATTTTTTACTAAAGAAGTAAAATTTAATTTGATATTTCTGTTGTTGTATTTCACTTCTCCAAAATATTCAGTAAAATCAAGAACACCATCACCACCGGTAATATTAATTGTTTCAACCTTTGGTGATGGTGCGGATATCTCTTTAGAATTCAGGACAATAGACAAATCCGAATATGAATCATATGATACATTGTCTTTTTCTTTCGTGAATGTAACTGTATTCATCAATTTCCACGTCCTTTCCTGCTTCCAATGTCACCCAAGACATCATCTATTTCCGGTGCCAATGCTCCGACAAGTTCACCGGTTGATAACACAAGTTTTTTGTTTGAGTTAATCAAAATATCAGGCAAGAATTCAGCAAGCATTGAAATTAACTTTTCAAGAAGATATTCAAGATTTGAATTCTTTTCGCCAACCGCCGTTCTTATGTAATCAAGCAGCGTTCCAATAGGTGCAACAGCTTCTGCACCGGCTTCACCGCCAACCATTACTTTTCCTGACTTCGGATTAACGCCAAACGCAGTTGGGCTGTTCAAAATACCGCCTTTAGCATACCATTCAATGTTCAGCTTCGGAACTGAAGGTGGATCAAGGCTGAATTGTCCATCTATACTGAAGTGCGGAAGTTTGATATTCGGGAATTTCAACTTTAATTTATCGAAGAAACCCTTAATATCATCAAGTTTTTCTTTTATGAAATTTCGGGCATTATCAATAGGTTCAGTTATTTTGTCTTTAATTTCCTTGAACTTATTTTGAACTTTAGTTTTCAATTCAGTTATCTTTGATTCAAACTTCGTCTTCAGTTCGGTAATTTTTGATACAACTTTATCTTTTGCATCATTAATCGGAGTAATGATTTTTTCTTTAATTGCGTTCCAAATGGTTGTTACCTTTTCTTTTACAGCATTAAAGATCGTTGTTACTTTTTCTTTCACAGCATTAAAGATCGTTGTTACCTTTTCTTTAATCGCCGTAAGAACTGTAGTGATTGAATCCTTAATTTTGTTCCAAACAGTCGTTGCAACAGTCTTTATACTTTCTAATATCGGAGTAAAGAAATCTTTAATTGCCGTCCAAATTGTAACAAAGAAATCTTTAATTGCCGTAAGAACCGTAGTGATCTTTTCTTTAATCCAATCGAACGCTGCATAAACATATTCTTTGCAATTTTCCCAAATGAAGCGGAAAGGAATGGTGATGATGTTAAATGCGGCTTTAATAAGCTCCGCTATAAACATCAATGCAACTTTGATTGCATTTTTAATTGTGTCCCACACTTCTGTTACCGTTTCAACAAGAGAATTCCACACCTCGGTGATTTTCTGCCAAAGTTCAGTGAAGAAATTGACAATTGGATCAATGACTTTTGTTTTGAACCATTCACTGACCTTACCCCAAATTTCTTTTATTCCATCCCAAACTTTTTGTGCAAAAGCAACCCAAGATGTTTTAAGTGCTGAAAGGTAACTACTAATAATATTGATAATTCCCGAAATAAGCACAGGCAACGAATTCCAAAGACCTTCAAGAATACTCGAAATAATAGTCGGAATTGCTTCGATTAAAGCGGAAATAATCTGTGGAATAGATTGGACAACCCCTAACACTAATTGAATGCACCCGTCAATAAGAACCGGGAGATTGTCCATTATTGCATCAACGATATTAATAATTATTTCGGGAAGTTTAGCTATTAAAGGCTGAATAATTTGTCCGATATTCGAAGCTATTGTAGCAATTAAGTTAATCGCACCATCAACCAATTCTGGTAAGCTTTGATTAAGTAAAATAACAACCCCTTCAATGAATGCGGTTAACATATCCGGCATTGCTTCAATTAAGCCATCAATGATCTTCCCAAAGCCGTCTGTGAGAGAAGGTAAAACATCAATCAAGGTGTCCGTTAAACTTGGAAAAATTGATACAATTGTGCTTATAAGGGTGGTTGCCCCCTTGACAACGCCGGGAAGAAGATTGTTAATTATATCAGAAATGTTTTCTAACAATCTTGGTCCGAGATTCGATATAGCGTTCGTAATGCCATCAAAAACCTGTGATATTCTCGGCATTAAATTATCTGCGACAGTTCCCAAGCTATTAAACAAGTTTCCGGTCAATCGTTCCATGCTTTGGGTGCTGTCAGTCATTCCCGTCAAAAGATTCTGCCAAGCGCCCTTCATAGAAGCAACCGATCCCTGAATAGTTGTCGCTGCTTCCTTTGCCGTTGTTCCAGTGATGCCCATTTTCGTTTGAACAACATGAATTGCTTCAGCCAAGTCCGCAAAATTTGATACATCGTATTTAATTCCGCTGATTTTTGAAGCATCGGCAAGAAGTCTTTCCATTTCTTCTTTTGTGCCGCCATAGCCAAGTTTGAGGTTGTCAAGCATCGTGTAATTCTGCTTTGCAAAACCCTGATAGGCATTCTGTATCATTTCCATATCGGTTCCCATTTTATTTGCATTATCTGACATATCAATGATGATCTGATTTGATAAATCTGCCGCTCTTGCTATGTTACCTTCATTCGCTATCAGTGACTGATTTAATGATGCTGAAAAGCTCATTACTGTTTCCATATATTCGTTTGCGGATAGTCCTGCGGTCTTGTATGCTTCATTTGCATATTGAATAACATCAAAGCTCGCATCTTCGAAAAGTGTTTCCACACCACCAACTAATTGTTCATAATCAGCGTACGCTTCAACTGCGCTTTTACTAATTTTTATAATTGCTGCGCTTGTAACAGCAAAGCCCGTTGCGATAGCCTTTCCCATTTTTACCGCCGCCGAACTCATTTTTTGAAACGCTGTGGAAGATTTTTTCTCAGATTTTTCAGCATCGTCACCGGTTTCTTTGATGTTTTTTCCGGCTTCTTTTGCTTTATCACCAGTATCATTCAATGCTTCATTTGCTTCAGCATTATTAATGGCGATTGTTCCGAACAACTTAAATAATTCCAAGGTGTCACACCCCCTTTCTTATTGCTGAGGATTAAAGCCCTGTAATAAAGCCGTAGAATAATTAATCGTTGTTTCCAAATCCTCTTGTGTGATCTCTTCGTTTTGTATGTAAACATCGTCCTTGAATTCATCAAAACTTTTGTCTGTTTCCACTTTGTGAAGATAAAGATCCCAAAGTTTATCTTCATCATCGTTATGAAGTGATTCAAGAATGAAATCGGCAAAGCAGGACATCATAATCATTTGATTTATCAAAAGAAATGGATCTGTATATCTTTTAAATAACAGATCCATTTCTTTTATGAAGCCTATTTGAACAATTCGGAAACAACCCCAATAAAATCCTTGAATTCCTCTTTCTTGACGAATTCAATAATCATTCGAGTAATGGAAACAAGGTCAAATTCCTTGATTTCATCAACTTTCAAACCACTAACATTTGCAAGAAGATTGAAGATTTCATTTTCACAGTCAGAAATGTGGGAAAGGATGATGTTTGCAACTTCAAGGAATGCTTGCAGTCCTGCAACATCTGTGATTGCTTTCTTGTCCTTTGCGTTTTTTACGATCTTCAGGACAGATTTAGATTCAAATACCTTTGTAAACTCATCAATACCAATCTTGCTGATAATCTTGCACATCGGGGCAATATCCGTTGCATTCAGAGTTCTGAAGGTATAGTTTTTAGTTGTTTCACTCATTGTTCATCAATCCTTTCTTAATTTTGTTCGGTCTGCGTTGCCGGTGTAGGGTAATAAATGCGATAGGGAAGAATGCTTAAATCTGTTTCAGCATTGCATTCCTGATAGCATTCAAAAGTGCATTTTACAACCGTTGCTTCTTTGTTTTTGTTTTCTGCTTCAAAACCGGAAGTGCAAAGTGCATTGTCGAAAATTACAATAACAGGTGTTCCATCGGTTTTCTTTCCGACAAATCCAAAATTCTTGTAATAATCACCGGCTTCAATGTCAGGCTTGGAAGTAATCAGGTTATACCCTGTAATATCCGAAGTGCCATTTTTGCCAATCACCCCTGCCTTCATCAGTTCAGGTGTAATTTCAATCAAGTTGGTTTCCATCTTTGCCGTTTCGCCGGTCTTGCGGTCAAGTCCTTTAATCTTTACCAAAGCACCATCCGCTTCAACCGTTGTGATTTCGGGAACAATAGAAACCTTGTTACCGCCTTGTGTTGCACCAAGAACATCATACTTCCATTTGCTTGTGGAAGAATCAAATTCAAGATTATGACACACAATACCTGCACCAAGCATAAGGTTTTCGGGCGTATCGGCTGTAATACCGTGTTTTTTAAGTTCTTCGTAAGCCATAATTATTCATATCCTTTCCAAATTTTAGTGTTTAGATAGATTTGACATCGTTTCAAATCTAAATTATCATCGGGTATGTTCGTTGAACTGTTGAACCAAATATTTACAGACACTTTTGAAGTAGTCTGATCGGGAAGTGTAACGGTCATCAAATCCGATGTACCAAATTTGAAATATTCCTTTATCCTCTCTTTTTGTTCTTCAAATTCAATGAAATTTCCCCTTGCAAAGCCTGACAAAATGATTGTTGGGTATTCAACACCATCTTCTGTCAGGCTTTCTGTTTCCGTATAATCACCAACCCAATATGGATATTTAGGTGGTGATTCCGACATCTGACCGAATTCATAATTCAGTTTAAGATGCTCTGATAAATGCGTATTTAACGCATTCAGCACTTCAAGCATATCAACCCATTCCTTTCAATTTACTTTCAGCAGCAGCGATGATTGACGGCTTCAAAGTGGTGTAGGCATTAAACAATGCCCTGTTCGGCTTTTTGCCGTGTGTGAAGTGTCCGTTGCCTTTTTCGTCAACATAGTACCAACCACCTTTTCTTCCGTTGCCGTTCAGCGCATATTCGCCTGTTCCAAACTCTTCCCAAATGGCATTTTCAAGTGGTGATCCAACAGTTGCCTGAAGTTCGCTTTCGTCAACAACATAATCCCAAGACCCTTTTGTTTGCCCTGTTTTTACACGGCTGTTTCTTGCGGCTTGAGAACTCAATTCACCACCTGCTTCATAAAGAAAAGCAATGGCGGCATCGCTCATAGCGTTTTTGCATTTCACCCGGAAGTCCTCAAATTTCACAGACATCATTGACCACCTGCATATTTCAAGTAAATTTCAAGGTGCTGATGCAGGTTCATCGGATCATCAATCAGTAGAATGTCATACAGTTTGCCGTTGATAGTCATTCGGGCATTTTCTGATGTAACATCCACATCTTGTTCCAACTCCAAGTTGATGATACCTTCCAAGAAATTGAACGGATTCCATTCCCATTTTGCCGATAAGCACTTAAAGGAATGGAAATCACAAAGGAAAATGTGTGTTGATTCCTCAATCTTTGCACTATAAACACTTCTTTTAGAATCGCCTGATTGATAATCAAGCCATCCTTTGAATTGAACTACATCAAACCATTCAGAAGTTCTTTCCCCAATAGCGTTCTTCTGTCCGGGAACATTTACTTGCATCAACGCTGTGATGTTTCCACCAATCATTTTCAGAACCTCGCCTTGATATACGGCTTCAGGAAACCAAGAAGGGTTGTTGGATAGCCCATAACCTGATTGGAAGCATCCTGTGAAAAATATGTCACTGAATGCCTTGACAGTGTTTCAGATTGAATTCCAACTTTATTCCGATTTTGCACTTCCCAAATCATCATATTGATTACACCTTCAACGACCGCATCAGGGTATTCAACTTTGGTAATCAGGTTGTTTTCGGCCGGAAACAAAGCCTTGTTCAATGTGGTTTCCTTTTTTGCTGTGTCGATTGCTTGAATAACATACAGACCTTGATTGACCGATTCTGTGATTTGAACTGTGTCATTCACAGATAGCATCGGTTCACATCCAAGAAGGATTGCAGTTGAAGGTGCTTCAAATCGAATCAGGCGATTTTGAAAATTATTGTTTGTGTATACTCGGATAAGGCTTTCCGCTGCGTTCAACTTTCGCTGAAGAACAGTTTCCGATATTCCTGTGAATTCAGGCATCTGCATCAATTCCGAAACAGAAACAATCATATTTACACCTTCTTTCATAAAATAAAAACGGGGGTTACACCGTTTAGGCATAACCCCCGTTTAGGCTATCGGCAATTACTTCTTGATCTTTGCAAGAACAACTTTACTTTCGTTGGTAAGTGCAGCAGCATAGTGTTTATCAACAGAAACATCAGTCAATCTTGCAAGGGTGTTTCTTTCGGTTTCAACCGAAGTATCTTTCTTCAGATAGATGGTAAGTGCAGCAGCATCATCTTCCGTTTCAGCATCGTTGTTAAGTTTAACGATAGGACAAGCATAGCAATCTACCTTGGTAGAATCGCCGACCTTAACAACAGGAACTTTCTTGGAAGGTACGATTCGGCAGTTTGCGATCATACCAATTTCACCGGTAAGAATAACCTGGCCGGTGTATTTATCAGCAGAAATGAAGTTTGCATCTTTGCGAAGAACGGTGACCTGTTTCGGGTTAATAAACATAACCTTTTCACTGTTTACTTCCTCATCAAAGAGATCAACCGCATCCACAATAGCATTGTAGGAAATTCCAGCAGCAGAACCATCATAGATAAGAGTTGCTTCCTGAAGGGCATCCATTGCATCATTATCAACCTTTGCTGCAACCGCCTTTGCCAACTGATTATTGGTTTCACCAACAGGGTTGCCATAGCCGGAAAGGATTGCTTCATCGGTAAGCTCAACCGCCTTCATTGCCTTTTTAACAGTTACAGTGGTAGAACTTGTCGAAAGTTTAACTGTACCGGCTGCAACACCTTCTGCAACATCTTCTGCATCGCCGATATAGCCGTACTTCGGAACAGTGATTGTGTTGCCGGGAACACCAACAAGTGTGGTGTCAATCTTTGCGAAAGGTGCAACAACAATCTTCTTCTGAATTTTTGCAGAAATCATATCTGCCATAACCTGCGGATTGATAAGGTCTGTAATTTTAGTAGTCTGATTGGCCATAATAAAAACCTCTTTCTTTAATTAGTTTCCGGAAGAACCGGTAAATTCTTTGTAGGCTTCGGGGTTTTCTGTATAGAACTTCAACCTGTCCTGATAGCCCATTTTGTCAAACTGTTCCTTGGTGACACCGTGATTTTTATCCGGATCGCCGCCGGGCAGTTTGTGTTCCTCAATTTTCTTTTTGGTTTCAGATGCAAAATGCTGTGGATATTGAGTTTTAAGACCTGCGATAGTATCATCAATACCCTTGATTTTTCCATCATCACCAAGTTTGACTTCACCCTTTTCCTTGATTTTGAAAGTCAGATAATCAACATCGGTCACATCTGCTTCAAGAAGTGCTACCTTCAAAGCAGAATCAATCTTTGTCTGCTGAAGCTCTGTTTCCATCTGCTGAATCTTTGTTTCGTATTCGGTGATTTTGGACTGAAGTGCTTCATGGCCGGCATTGTCCTTTTTCATCTGTGCAATCAAGGCGGTGGATTCACCGTGCTGTTTGGTAAGGGCATCAAAATCAGTTTTTAATTTACCATAGCGAATATCAAGATTTTCTTCACCTGCTGTAAAGATTTTATTCTGCTTCATTTCGCCAATGGTTTCTTCAACTGCTTTATCATCCAAACCTTTTGCTTTGAGAATTTCCTGTAAAGTCATTGCTTATTTCCTCACTTTCAAATTACGATTTTTACAAGTTTCGTCTTGTTTTGAAATGCTCTGTTTTACTTCTGACTTTTGAAGAAGGGTATGAAAAAAGCACCCTTGCGGATGCTTGAATCAAAAATATTTACTTTTCGCTTTTCTGTTTTTCAGGCGGTTTGATTGTGAAACTGCCCTTTGAAGCAGTGAATTTGGATTTCTGCCTATTCTTTAAGGCTTCTTGCTTTTGTTTTTCGTATTCTTCACGGGTCATTCATCAATCACCTTCATTCTAATTATTGGTTTGTCACCGGTCAAGTCGACAGATGTTATTTTACACTTTGTTCCACGCTTCAAAAGAAATTCATACTCATCATCTTTGAAACCTGATAATGAATTGACATATGCGCCCCTTCCTTGACCAGAAGGAACTTGAATTTCAAGAAGCGCATCTCTTCTTTCAACTATATCAGCGTGAATTGGTGATGTACTCATATAACCTTTATCTTCATAAATTGAACCAATAAGATTATTCAAATCAAGATCTTTTAAGGCATCATTGTCAATACCACGATATACTGTTATATTTTCGCTCAAATTAAACTTATTGATTGCAGAATCTAAATTCTTCGCAAATTCCTTCATTGCATCCGCATCAATATATTCGCTTCCGGCAACTTGCCTAAAATAAGCATTGACATCATAATATCCATCAGCACAGTAATAAGCAATTGCCTGTGATTCATCAGTTGACAAGTTTTTCAACCACTGCTGTTCAACTGATTTCTTTCGTTCAAGCAATCCACCTTCACCACCAAAGAATTTATTAACTTCATCACCACTTGTAAAAATACGAAAATTTTCTACTTGTATTATATCACCTTTATCAGAAGTTGTCAATGATTCTACTGCATCCAAATATTTCTGTTTGAAATCTTCATATCCGGTGCATTCTATGAAATCGCCTGTTTCATTATTTCGCTTCTGATAGGTTGTTTCACTTTTAACCGCCCACCTTGCCCTTTGCAGGACACAGCAGCGACAGTTGCAATCTTCTGAAGCAATACCAAAACCGCCCGGACAATCGACCTTCATTCCACCTATTTCAAATGGTTCATCGAGTTCACGGATTTGACCGTCAAGTTGCCTGTGATTCGGTCTTGTCCGACCGTCAAGTGTTGCATCCCATTGTTTCACGATGTCAGCACCTTTTTTCTTTGCTGCATACATTGAATCAAGTCTTGCTTCCGATTGCACCCTGTGTCCTTCAGTCCGTGCAATTCGCATTGATCTGTTCATATCTGCCTGACCGTAGTTGCTTATGTTCCGGGCAATATCAGCATAGGACAGTTGTGATGCAAGACCTCTTTGAAGTTCAGATTTGACCTGCTTCTTCAGTTCAGTTGTATTACCGGAAAGTTTATTTGATAACCTAAAATCATCACCGGTCTTTTGGACTGCTTTCAGAACTTGACCTTCATCAATCGGAATAACAAGCGGAACACCCTGACCTTGCATATCATACATATTACCCACAAAGCCTGTTTCATAACAGGTTTGAAGATAAGAAGCAATGGAATTAAAATTTTTACCTTGCAAATTATCGAGAACACCTGAAATTTGCTTTTCCAACTGCTTTTGATATTCAAGTTGATAGACTTTCGATTGTGTCAGTGGGTTTGCTTGCAATTCCCTGATGTTTTTCCGAATGTCAGCAAGTGCAGATGTGTAATTCTTTGTAAGAGCATCAAGAACCGCTTGTTCGTCTTTCAAGGACTGTTCAAGGACTTCTTTTTGTCTTGCATTCATTCATCCACACCACCTTCATCACCTTCAGGTGGAACATCAGGTTCAACAGGCTTGTTCGCAAGGGCTTCCGATGCTGTGTTCAAATCCACAACAGGATTCTGTTCAACCAATGCTTTAACATCTTCAAAATCGAGATCAAGCAATTCACAGATAGCCTGAAGAACCGTGTCATTATCCAACCTTGCAGCAGCGTTTAATATAGTGTTCAACTTAACCTGTTCGGTTTCCGCTTCGGTCTTGTCAATCTGTGCATTATCTGCTGCATTGGTCATTACTTCCCTTTCAAACTCGAAATATACATCGCTGATTTGATAATCAGTTTCATATTCATCATTGATTTCTGAAAGAACGATTTTAACCAACTTCTTCAGAAAAGATTTCAACCTAATTTCAAGCTTGTTACATTTCAAATCAAGTAAAGCATATCTTGATTTGATTACAATGTTCGTAATGTTTCCATCACCCAACTGTGCCGAATTAAAACCCATACCAAATCGGTAAATGTTCTTTTCGTCAATGTCAAGTTTCGCTTGCCTTGCCTGATATGGAATATCAATAGTTTTGATGTCAACATCACCATCAGGTTCCGTGCCAATCATCTTTTTTGTTTTGATGTTTTGCTGAAGTTCTTCCAAATCATTTCCTTGGAAGCCCTTAACAACATACAAGCCTTCTGAAATGTCAACAAGATTGTTTGATAACCCACAAGCCATCAAATCATAATCATCAATCAGTGCTTTGATAGGTTTCAGATGACTGATTTGCTTTCTGTTATTGTCGATGCGGAAAAAAGGAATGTAACCAAGCGAATCACCATATCTGCCTTCTTCGTTATCCTTTTCATAGACAATGTGTGGTCTTGGGTTCAAAGGTTCACCCTTGTCAACTTCGATTTTTCCATCATCAACCTGAACAAAATATGTGACTTGCTTTGAATCCCATACCTGAATACGCTTGATGCGTTTCTTGCCCTTGTCGATTCGGTCAATATACCAATAAATCACATACTGTGTATGGTCATCTGTGTCCTTCGCTCTGACTTCCACAACCCCCATTGCATCAGCAAAGACAAATGCGGTTCTGTCATCAGCGTTCTTGTAGGAATACATATAGCCGAACCCACCGGTGCATACATCAGTTAAGGTTTCCGACAATTCAGATTTGAAATCATCACCAAAATACTGATCCAATTCATCCTGAAGTTTAGGAATATCCGATTTGACAAAAGCATCATCACCAGACAGCATATATTGAACACACTGATCCACCAATTCAGTGAAGAACGGATGACAAATCTTGATGTTGCTTCTTGTTTTGTCCTCAACTAATTTTCCATCAGAATTGTAATAATACAGTTTGTATGAAAGAATATCGTGCTGCCCTTCGTAGTACCTTTGACCAACTTCAAATGATTTCTTTCTTTCGGATGTTGAATCATCTTGAATCAAGGCTGATATTTCTTCCGGTTTTAACATTCTTTTCACCGCCTTTCCATAAAATATTGCGTAATAAAACAGAAACCCTTGAATTACAGCGTAATTCAAGGGTTTCTGATACTACCGTGTTACTAATACAACCACCGATTGCCCTTGATATAGCGTTCAAGACCATACCGCATAGCATCCATCAGGTGATTGAAGTCATCAATGGGTTTGTTCAGTTTCTTTCCGAATTTATCCTTATCCCAAGTGTAATTGCTGATTTCTGTCAGAAAATTTACACATCGTGGATGAATAACAATTTCAAAGCTTTGAATCCATTGAATGCCGTTATTGATGCTGTCCTTTCCTTTGGTTGCACCGGTGATTCTCATTCCATAACCTTTTAATTCATCAATACTTTTTGGTTCTGCTGAATCACCGGTGAACCTGTCTTTTGAATAACCCATCTGTGATAGATTATCAAAGATTTTTCTGTTTGATAAACCCTTCTGATACATTTCATCCCATACATAGATTTTTCTATTATCCACATCAACAAAACCGATGAATGCAGCGGAAGGATCATTTGTATATCCGAAGTCAAGACCGAAGCCTGAATTCAAATCATATTTATCTTGAATTTCACGAAGGCTGAATTCTTCTTCTTTCCAATTCTCATAAACAAGACCATCAACAATACCCCAATCACCAAGTCCTGCAACCCTATATCTTCGGGGATTGTCTTTTTTCATCTTTTCAAAGATTTTTCTATCAGAATCATCCAACCATTCATTGCACAGATAATTTGTTGTTAAGGCAAGCACATCAGGATCAGGGTTGTCAAAGAACCTTTTCTTCAACCAATGATGTTCGTTCCAAGGGTTGAATGTCAATGTTACCTGTTTGAATAATCCTTTCGGCAAATCACCAAGCATTGATTCCGTCAATGTATCAAAATCATCTTCCGAAGTGATTTCATAGGCTTCTTCAATCCACATCCAACAAAGACAGCCATTTTCAACAGTAATCGAAGTTACTTTCAACGGATCATCTAAACCTCTGAAATATATTTTCTGCCCTGTTTCAATGTTTTCAATTTCAAGTGGTGATTCTTTCGGAATCCAAGTGTTTTCAAGTCCTAACCTTTTAATTGCCCATTTCAATTCAGTAAAACAACTGTCTTTCAATGTGCGGTATGTTTTACGAACAACAAGAAGGTTTGCTTCCCGGTATTTCTCTTTTGAAAGGTTCGCTATATACCACAGTGCGGTTGTTTTGGATTTTTTACTTCTTCGGCTACCTTTAACAACTCTGTATCTGCCTTTGAACTTCCAAAAATCATTATATCCACCACCGACAAAATCAGAAATTTTGAACACTGCATCATTCATTGACAAGTACCGCCTTTATGACATCATAAAAACAAAACCGCATAAAATCAGCCTGTTTACAGTGCTTTGTTACTATCTTGTTACTAATCATCAAGATCATCAACAATCGTAACCTTGGTTGTTCCGGCAACATTCACTTTATCAGTAAATAAACCGTATCTTTTTCCAAGCAATTCAGCAGCCTTCAAGCGTTCTTTTTCGTCAGGGGATTTTGTAACCCTTTCTGCGGAAGAATATCCATCGCCATCACCGGTGACAACAACCACTTCTGAATCAGATTCCCCACGCATTACAGAAGTAAGGTATTGAATGACCTCTTCGGCAGTTGCAACCTTTGCCGATGCCATTTCATCAAGCCTTGTTTGTATATATTCTTTGATGTCAACAAAAGTCAACAATCTATTACCGGCTGATTTCGCAACATTATCATTTTTGATTCGGGGATATGCTGCTTTGTATGCCCTTGTTGCATTGCAATCAATCAGATATTCATCGCAAAATTTTCTTTGATTGTCAGTCATATAAACACCTTCCTTTCTGATAAAATAAAAGAACACCGGTTGTCCGGTGTTCCTCTTGACCTTTCAGATCATTATAATAATATCACATTTTTATAGTGTCATTCAATGCCTAAACAGTGTCAATTCATTTCAAAAGGAAGTTTAATTGCTTGAAGTGCTTCATTATGTATTCTATGAACCTGTTTCAAAGACAAATCCATTTCAGCAGCAACACTTTCCCATTTAAGAAACTGCAAATACCGAAGTTTCAAACATAACTGCTGACTGTTATCTTCAACACCGCTGATAACCGTTCTGATTTCCTTTTTCAAATCAACGAACCTATCAATTTCACCATCAATGACCTTTTCAAGATCAACAATTTTCATAACAGCATTGACAAAAGGTGCTTCCTGCTTTCTGCTGCCTGAAGGCATCCCGGATAAATTCGGGGAAGAAATACTTTTTGACAATGCTTTCAACTGTTCAAGTTCCTGAATATCTGAATTTATCAATTCATTCAGTCTGTATGCTTGCCTTAAATACTGCTTTGCGGTCATTATTATCATCCTTTCTAATTTCAAAATTTAAGTGTTACCGCCGAAAAGCCTTTATTTATGCGGTTTTCAGGCATTGGGTAACACTTAAAGCGGTAACACTTATTTATATTTTCATTTTTTAGCGATATATCAAAATTTGATGATGTATTTTTACTAATTATTAAAGTAAAAAAGAAAATAAGTGTTACCTGTTACCCAATGCCTGAAAACCCTTGTAAATACTGCGTTTATAGCGGTAACACTTCTATGTTTTTAAGTGTTACCTTTTAGCATTTTATCTGTTACCCACAACTACAAAAAACCTTTTTTGTAAGCGGTGAAAATTTTTCTTCCGAATTCGCTTTTTCTTTGCGTGAAGTGCAAGATGCTTGATTTTCCCGGTTCCACTGTTCAGAATCAAATCATCCCAAGCCTGAACAAATCTTCCAATAATTTCAGCAACTACATCTGCAAGGCGGTGAGCCACTTCAACAATCGCATCCGCTAAAATTTGAATTGCTTTGGAAAGTGAATCAATCTGTTCCTGTATCAGAATGTTTTCCATCTTCAACACCCCTTTCAAACATTTTAGGATTGTCCTGAATTACCATATACAGAGCAGATGCCAATTCTTCAATTTTCTTTTCATCGTGGTCATTGTACCCAAGATGATTATAAATTGCGTGACAAAGTTCGTGAAGAAAATCTCCTTCCATTTTCTGCTGTGCCTGTGGGCAAATGCGAATAATTAAATCTTGATAATTCACTTCACCGGAATAATTCACACTTCCCAAATCCAAGCGGTCAGTGATTTCAACCTGATAGGTTTTACCACCAACTTTGACCTTCTGTGGTATCTTCATCTTCAAATCACTCCTTTCAAATCCCTTTGACTCGGCTTGCAAACATATCTGCCGAATGTGTCCATAGTACCGTTTCATATTTTTCAATTGCTTTACCATAGGAATCCCAATCTTCTGTTTCGTATGCACCCATATGATAACGAATACAAAGAATTTCTTCTTCAGTTAGTGTCATAAACTGCGATAGCAGCATTATAGATTTGTTACCGTGACCGGAAAGAAGGCAATCCTTATGCTGATACCCAAGAAATTCAACATATTTATATTGGTCAATCTTGCACAAATCGTGAAACATTCCGACAATAATTGGTGATTCAGGTCTTTGCCACTGAAGTTGCATTTCTTCTGTCATTGACAGTAATTTTCTTGTTACTTCAAGGGAATGGTCAAACAGACCGCCTTCATAATTGCCGTGATATTTGGTGGATGCCGGTGCGGTAAAGAATCCGTTTTCCATCAGCCACACTAACATTTCATCAGATACAACATCTTTCATTATATCTTTGAAAACATCAAATCTTTCATTTTTCATCGGAACACCCTTCCTGACTTTTTATCTTTGATTTCAATTCTGTTCAGAAGTTCATAACCACTTTCATTGATGATGAATTTCAAAACTTTAATTAAGAAATTCACTTTCTTTTCAAGTTCGCTTTCTTCCTTGATAATCGGCTGAAGGACTTTATATGCGGTTGGATCGGAATATCCTTCAGCATTTTCCCAAGGTTTATTCATCCGGTTCACCTTTCCTTTCACAATTCGGGCAAACCTGCCTTCCTTCAGGAATGACTTCACCGCATTCAATACAACAATCTGCATTTTCACCTGCAAGGGAAAAGTTGTATTTATCGCACATTGCAGCAACCTGAATTGCTTCACAAGCAACATTTTCCGCAAATGCTTTTACAGCCTTGATTCCATCAAATACCGGTTTATTTTCTTTAATACCTGACCAACATTCCGAAAATAATTCAAGGACAATGTTCATTGCATCCATTGTTTCTTCAATTTTTTCCTTGATAACTGCGTAACCTTCGTGTGCAGAACGGAACAAAGGAAACTGTTTGTTAGCAGAATTCATTTCCTTGAATACAAGTGTTTTGACATCATTACTAATTACATTCATACTGATTTTCCTTTCACTCTGATTTTGTGTAAATTCGGAACACCTTGCCCTGAAATTTCTTTGTTTTTGTGGTCAAACCAAGTTTTCTGCAAATCTGCTTTGAAAATTCGGCTTTTGACATAGCATTGAAATTGTTTGCAACGCAATATTCCTTATATCTGCGGAACACTTTATCAGACTGTTCATTTTCAATCTGAAAACTTTCCATTTCACATTCTTCAAAGAATCCAATGATAGGATTGTTTGTTTCTTCGTATTCCTTCAACTGTTCCTGAACCTTGGATGATTCTGTGAACCCTTTGTTTTTGATTACTTCTTTTAAGGCATTCAAACCAAGGACGATCAGATATTCCATAACATCTTGTTCCTGAAGTTTGTATTTGATGCCTGAATCGTGATCTGCATCCTTCTTTGAAAAGTTTGCATTAAACGGAACAATCAGAAGCCTTCGCAACACAGCACCGGTTTTGTCTTTGATTCTCGGAATTGTGTTTGCACTGAAGATGAATTTTGCGTAATTGTTGAATTCAAAAGGTTTTTCACCTTTGTTCTGAACTTGAACCCTTTCACCTGTAACAAACTTTTTGAACAGTGCAGCATTCACAATGAATTCATCAGAAATATCATCACCAAGGTTTGCAAGTTTTCCGAACAGTGCAGCATTCTGAAATTTTTGATCAAGTTCTTTCAGATCAAGTGCCGAAATATTATCCTCATTCAACAAATGTTGAAGCATCGCAATGAATGTGGATTTACCGTTTGAACCTTCGCCTGTTAGAATGAAGGCTTTACCATCGCCCAAAGTGTTTGACCGATAGAAGCAAGCACCAATACATTCTTCAAGAATTTTTCTAACCTGTTCATCATTGCAAGCGATATTGTTCAAAGTTTCATCTGCCAATTTGGAATATGCAGCCGGATTGTAATCCCAAGGAATACGATTTGTGATGACAATGTTCGGATTGAACGGCTGCAGCGTGTTTGTATTCAAATCATATATGCCATTTCGGAAGGCTATGAGATTTGGTGGTGCAATCGGCGTGTTTTCAAGTAGTAGTAAGTTCAAATACTTGAAAACTTCAGACCTTTTTGCATTTGAAAGACCGCTGATGTGCTTAATCATTACGGCTTCAATTTCTTCTTGTCCGGGAACATATACACCATTTTTGAACAAGTGAAGTTGTCCGTTTATTCTGATAATGTGATTGTTGTTCTTTATGTAGGTTGCGAATTTATCAAAAAGAAAACTGTTGCCCTTGAAAAAGGTTGGTTTTTTGAAGGCATCATCACGCAAAACAACCGACAGTTCATTTTCAGAAAGTGGTTCTTTCAGAACATAAGTGTTCGTGATTCTAATGGTTTCCCTTGCTTCTTCGACCGAAAAATCACTTGATTGAAGTGTCAGAATGTAATTGAATAATGCCTGATTTCTACCATCACCAACCTTCATATCAAGGAATTCCATCGTTGTTTTCATTGGAAACAACCACTTTGGAAGTTCCTGATATTCTTCACCTTCCAAAATGTCATACAGCACTTCACGATCTTTTCCATCAATCTTCAGAACCTCATAACTGTTTTTGAAGCCTGATTTAATATCAATGTCACGCAAACCGCAAGCAAGTTTTGTTTTTGTATAACACTTGTCAACCTTGCTATTCTTGAATAAGAAGTGCATACCTGAACGGCTTTTCAGTATTTTGCATCGAATTTCTTCTTTTTCACAGATTCGGAAAAGCAATTCGGACTGTTCTTCATCATCAATATCAATCAAAATAGCATCAGGGGCAAGAATACCTGCATATTCAGGAAGCGATCGCACCTGTTCAAGTGTCTTGAAATCAGTTCTATCCTTAAACTTTTCAATACATTTCTTGTTCTTGGTCATCACATAGCCCTTGAAAAAAGACACCTTCAATCACTTCCTTTCATCTGTGTGTGTGTGTGCAGCAATTTCACCATCCGATTGTACTTTTTCATAACTGTTTGTAACCGCTTGAAATCTGTTTCACACTTTTTCTTTTTGTATGAACCAACGCTTGTTGATGGGTATATATGTTTGATTTCTGCAATCTGCTTTTCAATTATTTCAATTTTTTCAGCAAAATAATTTTCAAGTTCTGCGATTGTTTCATCAGAACACCATCTTCCAACAAGTTTGAATATTTTGTTTGCCTTTTCAGTGGTGCAAGGGAAGAATTTATCAAGAATCAATTCCATATATCCTTCACCGTGTTCATCAAAGGTTCTGTGCCATTCAATCCTTAATACTTTCATTTCTACACCACCCCAAAATCATTTAATCTGCGTAAAGCAAAATTTATATACCATTGTTTATCAAGTTTTGATGGAACTTTCACACCGTTCACTTCATCATTCCAAATAAAGCAATGTTCCGGACTATTTTGCAACTTTGCCGGTTTACCGGTTCGGATGCTGACCTTTTTTACACCCGGATCACTTTCGTTCTTGGATGCAAAAATCCGAATACACTTTTCCTTTATCGGTGTTTCACCGTAAAGAATATGACTGTATTTATTACTGATTTTTGATACCAACTGAAATTCTTTCAAGTCATCGCAACCAAGAACGGTTTGTTCAACCGGAATACCGTGCTGCATATAGGCAGTTACAGCCTTATTCAAGATCGGAAGATCATAATCCAAATCGGATAACTTCTTGATGTACGCACCTTTTACTTTCATTGCACCGGTTTCACGGTCAATAATCATATAGTTGTTTACATCTTTTTGGAAGATTTCACCGAAGAAGGTATCAAAATCCATTTTCATCCCGGTTCGCTTTTCCCATTCAGAAACTATGTTGTCAATCTTGTCAAAATCCCTGTCATAATCTTTAACCTTAACGATGATACCATCGGTATTGTTCTGAACAAGTTTTTCAATAACCGGTTCAAGATGTTCAATTAAATCCAATAGGAGCAACTGACCATTTATGCAAATGCTGTTATTTGACATTGGATCATATAACGCTGATGATCGTTGTTTCATCTGCCCGGAAATAGCGTTGTCCATAATTTTGAACGGAAGTCTTGCTTTTTTATCACCTTTTCTTTTGAATTCAATGTTTGAATCGTGTATGAACTCAAAGTTTTCAGGCTTGTCCATTACCCTGTATCCAAAGTGATATTTCTTTTGAAGTGAAGGGTAATATGCAGTAACATCTATTATCAGAAAATCGCCTTTTTCGTGATACTTCAAAATTGCACCGTGACCACCGCCCCAAGAATATGTATGGGGAACACCTGCAACAACCACATCCTGTGACTTTTCATAATCGTGATTTTCGGGGCTTTTATACCAATCTGCAATGTACTTGTATTTTTTCAAATCCAAGCAATCAAGCACCGGGAAATCAAATTCATCATCGAAAGATTGTCCTTTTCTGTTTCCACCAAGAATTTCTGCTGCCAACTGTGCTTTGGTTTTGGATAATGCTGCAAGCGGAAGTTTGAAATGCTTGATGAAATACATCATTGTGTTGAATTCGTCAATACGCTTGATAAAGACCTGCATTGTCTGTTGAACATCGTGCCGACAATAAAATATTGTTTGTTCAATTTCCTTTTCGGTAAGTTTGCGATCAATATCAAAAGGAACATCGGTTTCCTTGATGTTATTTCCCATAAAGCCTTCAAAGGACTTCAAACCACGATCTGTTCCGAGCATCACATCATAGTTAATCAGCGGAATTTCTCTGAACATACTGCTGAATTTCCATCCGGGATTTCCCTTTGTGATGATAAAATCGCTGATTTTTTTCGCATCAAACCCACAAAGGATGCCTTTCAGAATATATTGGTCATAATGCCTTGAATTGAAACCAACCCAAATGTTGCTGATGTTTTTATCATAAAATGCTTGTAATTCATCAACGCTGTTGACAATTACAGTTTCCTTTTTCAAATCCGTGTCCATAATCACAACCAACCAATCATATTTGAATACTTCAAAATCATAGAAAAGCATTGTTTCACCATCCTTTCAGAAAATTTCAAGGGGATAGGGATAGCCTATCCCCTTGATTACGATTATTCCACTTCAAAAACTTCCGTGATTGTGTAAGTGCTGAATCCCTTTTTGCCTTCCTTGTAAGAAAGGGCATATTCAAGATTTCCATCAATCGCTTCCATAACATCCATCAGAAGATTTCCATACTGCTTGTATGTTACAAATTCAATGTCAATTCCTGTATCAAGGGAACGTAAGAATTCATTGCAAATATGCACCTGAAAGCCTTCCTTGATGACCTGATTCATAAAGATTCGACTGCCCTTGAAATCACCGTTCAGAACCTTAAACCAAACAGTAACCATCGGATCACCTGCTTTGGAAGCGACAAGTTCCAACTTATCAATAGCAACTTCATATTCGCCGTGTGGAACTTCTTTATATGATGTACCGTTTTCCGCTGCTTCCTTTACATCGTTTGCAAGACCTGTGGTGTCAATCGCATTGTCGAACTGATCCCAAATGTTTTTATTTTCTGCCATAATAATTCACCTTTAACCTTTCAATATTTAATTATTTTCTGTTCTTCTTGATCTGCGAACCCTTGTGGGTTTTTCTTCGCTTGCCGGTTCGGTGACCGGAATAGAATCGTCTTTATCGCTACCACCCGGCGCCAATGCTCCTTCTTCCGTTTCAAACGGCGGTGCATCGGAATCATCCGGAACAGGAACTTCATCTTCACCCGGAATTGTTACTTCAACAGGCGGTTCACTCTTTGACCTGCTTTTTCTGCCTGTTTTCGGCTGTTCTGACGGCTTTTCAGGTGTGGTGAACTGTTTACCTGTCTGATTGCTTTCCGGCTGTTTTGTGCCTTCCTGTGCCTTCCTGACCGCATTCCTGTTTGCTTCGTCATAAACCTTGAACAGTTCATTGACATCAAGCGGAATGTCCTTTGCATCAACTTTTAACCTTCCACCACCAAAAATAACTTCATTCGATTTGAAACTGAATGTTCTTTCATTACCGTCAGCGATAATTCTTGCGACAACATCAACCATACCGGCAACCTTTAATGCAACCTTGTCCTGCATATTCGGTTTAATAGCGGTTATTTTATCACCACCCCTTTTGGTGATGTCTTTTGATGTATCTTCGTGTGAAATCAAAATTATGTTTTCGTAATCAAGAGCCATCAGGCGTTTCAGCGTATTCAGAAATTCACCCCTGACCATATCCCAAGCCTTGAAAGAATCGTCAGATTCGTGCTTAATTCCTAACCGCTCATACATATATAAGCGACAGTATTCATACAAATCTTCAAGAAGGTCAACAACAATAGTTTTGAAGTTGTTTTCTTTCTTTTCGAGTTCCGCAACAACATCCTTGAACACCTGCCAAGCAAGTGTTTTCTTGGTCATTCTACCTTCAACGGTAATTTCATCTTTGATCCTGATGTACGGTGCATCAACAAATTTGATGTTTCCATCTGTATTTAACATAAGCGGAATAGGGAAGGCGTTTGCAAATGTGGTTTTACCGCAAAACGGCTGTCCATAAATCCAAACAACCCTTTTTTCCACCTTTTCAATGTTTCTTCTTTTTTCACTTGGTAACTTCATAAAATAGTTCCATCCTTTCTGACAATATTCTAAAAATTCACAATAGGTACACATCCAGCTTTTGTTTTGTTCAAATTCGGATGTTTCGTTGATTGACTTGATCTGTAACAAAAAATCAATGACTTTTGTATAATCGAAATCAACCGATAGTGTTTTAACTTCAGCATTCGCCAATTCTTTACATAACCTTTGCCGGAATTGCTGCAAGTATTCAGTTTTTTTCTGCTTGATGTTCACCTTTGGAACAAACAGAAAATTGATGCTGCGAATTTTCTTGCCGGGATTGCACTTTTCAAAAAAGTATTTGTATAAGTGTAATTGTTTTGAATTTTTATAGTGGTTCGTATTGTTTGAATACTTGAAATCATAGATGTCATAAACATTTGGAATAATCTGATATTCACCGCCAAGTTTCTGCTCTGTTTTTACAGGTGCGAGAAGGTCTATAAAACCGTGAAAATCATCATCTTTGATTTCAACTTCATATTCCCCTGAAGGCAAGACCGCTTTTGCTTTTGGAATTAAATATTCCAACTTGATTGCTTCACTGATGTGGGAATTGTCGATGATGGGATATGACATATAATATTGGTCAATCGCTGTTTCCACATCTTTTTCAATTCCTGTGTGAAGTGCCGTTCCAAGAACAAGTGCATTATTTGATTCTGTTGGGTCATTGGTGTCTATTCCGTCAAGATAACGCATTTTGAACTTGAATGGGCATTTTTCAAAACATTCAACCCTGCTATGTGACCATTGCATTCTTTCACCCCTTTCACTATTGATTTGAATTCTTCAAACCCTTCCGGGTAAAGAATCACTGCAATGCTGCCTGACTGATTGATCTGAATGACATTGTGCTTCTGAAGGTCTGACGGTCTGCCATCGGATGCTTTCAGTTCAGCATCAATGTTGAATCCGTTCACCACAATGTGCATATCCGGCAATCCTGCTTTGGAATATCCACCGCCCCAACGCTTTTCATAATAACCGCAAGGTGTGACGGTGATCTTTTGTTTCTCAATTCCCAAGGGGTAAATGCCTTCTGATTTCAGCCATTCTTTCAAGCGGTTTTCAAAGTTCTTTTCCGCTGCCATCAGATCACTTCTTTCTATTGATGATGGAAATTGCAATCAGTGTGATGCAGATGATCAGCACAACCAATACTGTTTCAGTCATTGTTCTTCACCTCAACCTTAATGTAAGAAGATTTTTTTGAAATCTTAGAACATTCTGTTGCAATTTCAGGGTAATTCTTTTTGAGTTTTGCAGAATCAATGGAAGTTGATGTTGACGGTGCAACATAAGTGATATTCAAAATGTCAGATTCAAACTTCTTTACACCGAATCTTTCCATCGCCTGTTTCAACTTGTCCTTCAGTTCTTTTTCCTGATCTTCACACTGCTTCTTCATTTTCACAACGGTTGCGATCTGCTGAAGAACCTGCAACTGCTGATTTTTGAATTTGGTCAACCCTGTTTCTTCGTCAATAATCGCATTCGTGCATTTGGCATAGTTAATCGCCTGTTCGCATACATCGAAACATGATTCCCTTTCAGGACACTGCACACAGCAACCTTCAAACTTCTCTTCCGGACAACTGTTTTTGCATTTAATCATTTGGTTTCAACCTTTCTTTGTTATGTAAATTTCTTTATACTGAACACCGAAATCCAACGCTTCTTGATGTGATTCAAAATAGATGTCAATCTGATTTCCGTTAATTGCACCACCACGATCCTGAACGGTGTATTCGTGATCGTCAATCCAAACCTTCGTACCGTATGGAAGTATGCTGATGTCCGCTGCAACGGTTACACCGGCAACTGCTATTGTTCCATTTGCGGTTTTTACAATCGGTTTCCCTCTTTCATCGGTTGGTCTATTTTCACCCCACTTTCCACAGCATTTTGAACATCCACAGTATGCGGTCAACTTGAATTCACCAAGGCTGATGTGTTCAGGTTGTTCAGTAACAAAAGTTGTGCTTAATTTGGTTTCAATCGTTTCTGTTTTTATCTCTGCGGTTTTTGTTTCAGGTCTTTTGCAACCACAAAGGCAAATAATGAACAACGCCATTATCAACATCAGGATTGGAACCAAATCAAAATGTTTCTTCGTACTTCTTAAAAAGTTCATCGTCATAATCCTTTCGCATTTTCAATGTTTCTAAAATTACTCCTTCAACACTGTTTTTCACCATTAAAATGTAATAGAAGCAATTCTTTGATTGACCTATTCGGTGTATTCGTTTCATTGACTGTTCAAATAGTTCCGAACTTTGGGGAAGGGTAAAATATATAATTTTGTTTGATTTCTGAAGGTTCAACCCCATTGCACCGGCTTGATACTGAACAAAGGTGACTGAATCGGAATAGTTTTCATAGGCGGTCAGGTCTTTGGTATCGCCATTTACAATAGAAATCGGCTTGTCCATCAAAGCAACCGCTTCCTTCATCAAGTTCAGTTCCTCTGTGAAATTATAGAAAACAATCAATCGGTCATCTGTTGATCCAACCAAATCAACGAACGCTGCCATTTTCGCTTTTGAATACTGACCGCACAACTGTCTTGCATACAATCTTTTGGTCAGTGCAGTATCACCAATCAATTCTGTTTCATCAGGCAATTCCACAATGCTGTTTCGCATAAACCGTGAAAACTCTTTGCTATTATTGACCATTACAGGAATTTGTATTTTTTCAGGAAGGTCAAACACTTCTTCAGTTTTCATAAAGATGCAACCGTGTTGTTTCAGCTTCGATTTCAAGCGGTCAACATTTTTATAACCTGTGATTACCGGTATTCTGAATCCTGAATCATCGTCAATCCATTCTGTAACCACATACTGTCGATAGAACAAATCTTTGCTTATATTCCAACCAAGCAACTTCAACTGTGACCACAGTTTTTCATACTTTCCACCTGTGGGTGTGCCGGAAAGAAGAATGCAGTTGTCAGGTTTCAATTTGTGTATGAACTTTGTCCTTTTTGCAGTCGGATTTGTTATCATTGAACTTTCATCAAGCATCAATGTGAAATGTTCAAGATTCAACAATTCAGGTCTGCGAAAAGCAAGTTCATAATTGATGATTCCAATGGAAGGGATGTCGGGGTGAACGGCATCATTCAGATAATTGAAAAGGTCATTTTTCCTTGTAAGGTCATACAATCGGCAGTCATAATGTTCATCAAAATGATTGAACCAGTCTTGCAGTTTTGATTTTTGACAAACAACCAAAGTGTGCTGACTTTTAAGAATGATGCACTTTTCAGAACCAACAAAGGTTTTCCCTAAACCCATATCAAGGAAATAACCAACTTTGTTGAACTGTTCGGTTTCTTCAAGGGCTTTTTGTTGGTGTAGGTATAATTGAACCGCCATCAACATTCCCCCATTCCGACAGGAAGATGAAACCACTCGCCAGTCTGCTGTGTACTTTGGAGAATAGTATGTAAAAAAGATTCCAATTCAAATGCTTCTTTTTCCGTTTTACATTCGATTACATTCAATAATTTTAGTGTTTTTGGATTTCCTGTTTGAAGCTGAACAAGCCTTTTTTCAGGGTTGTTGGCTTTTCCAATTTTGATATAATCGCCATCAGAAATGAAATATACATTCGAACCAGTTTCTACGCCTAATTCTGAAAGTAGAAATCTTTCGGCTTTTTCCCTTGTTTCAAAATACCCTAAATTTGTATAACGCTGCTTTCCATCTATCACAGCAGACTTTCTAACAATCCACGGTTTTCTTCTGTTGCCGGATAATTTAACAACAGAACCATATCCATTGGGATTTTTCATATTAGTCACCACACCGATTGTTCCAAATTTCTTCCTTGGCGGTAGAACCACATTTGGTGCAGATTACAACTTCGGAATCTTCGTCAAGTTCTGCTTTTCCACCGCAAAAAGGACAATCCTTGAAACTCTTTTCAAATGTCAAGTCAATGTGTTTCTGACCGATTTCAAGAACTGCAAGGGCAACTTCTCTGTTCATGGTGTCATCCCATTCATCAACAACCTTCTTGAATTCTTCAACACTGTAAAGTTCATATTCAAAGGAAATCTTGATTTCAAGGTGTTTGGTTCTGAATAGTGTCAAAGAATTTGCATATTCGCCGATAGGTGTCACACAAAAAATGTGTTTTGTTGAAAAGACACTGGCATCACCGCAAACCTTGGCATTGCCCCAAACCTTGGCATTGCCCCAAACCTCGGCATCACCGCAAACCTTGGCATCACCGCAAACCTTGGCATTG